ACCAAGACTGCTGTTTGTGTACAAACCAGCAAAAACGCCGACTTGAAGATTGCTTCCAGTGTTCCAAGCGGTGGACGGCGTAACGCCTATGCCCAGCCCCGTAGAGTTCAAAGTCATGGCGGTGGAGCCGCCGTTGAACCAAGTGTGATTGCCACCAGTGCTGATAAGATACTGCGTGACGCTATTCGCAATGATTCCTACATCATGGTTTGAAAGCGCACCAATCTCGGTTCGGCTTGAAAATGTAACACCACCAAAAATTGTTCCATTTCCGCCAGCAATGGTACCGCGAACGTCCAATGCATAAAGCGGACTCGCCGTCCCAATACCCACCCGATTGTTCGTCGAATCAACCTTCAGCGTACTCGTGTCCACCGTCAGATCGCCGCTGATGGTGGCGGAGGCGAGGGTGGCGGTGGGAGAACAAGCGAGGATGTTGTTGATCGAGATGCGCTTGGTCGTACCGGATGCCGCCATCGACGTATCAGAAACGTCGACAATCGGCATCATGTCGTTTGCGGGATCGGCCGTCGTAAGGGCCGTCAGGGCTGTGATCTTAGTGTCTGGCATGGGTCAGTTGGATTGAATTTGAAGTTTGAAATTGTCCTCCTGAAGAACAAAGTCGTTGTTCTCCAAGTCAAGATGATCGGCAGTTCCGAATGTAATAACGAGTTTTCCGCTGCCGTCTTCTTGCAGCACAAAGAAGTCGTCCTCTTGCAGAACATCACGGCGAAGCACCGGCGCGTCAGTGCCACCGGCTTGGCCGATAAACAACCGATTGAGTGCTATGCCGAGTGAAATCATTAGGCGCGAGCGTTAAACGCCACCACAGAGCCGCTGGAGATCTGGAAGCCGGTGATGTTGCCCACCAGTGGGAAACCAGCCGGAATTGTCTTAGAGGTCCAAGTGCCAGATATTCCGAATCCAGTGATGGAGGTAAATACCGTTGGCTCGGTTGGAATCAAGCCAGACCAGTTGCCGGTCTGAGCGGCGGTGCTAGTGACGAGTTGAAAGCCTTCGCGGCCCATCGAATACTCGGTTGAAATGTCTGCTTGAACGGCCATTTTGTCTTTCGGTTAGAGGGGAGGCCACCGGAACTTTCCAGCAGCCTCCCCAATTTTAGGATTAACCCTTACGAACTTTCGGTGCTAAGGCTCCCTGTATCCACAGGATGAGCTTGCCTCCTTCGGGAACTGAAACAGTGTTGAAATTGTCGCGTTGGAGACTCGCGTCAATATCGGGACCAGAAACGATCTTACTCTTGCCGTTCTTGTCCACTGCTACGGTGGTTGCGATACGCATATCCTTAAGGATTAAGCGGTGATCAGAACTTCAGCTTGCGTAGTGTCCGCAGCAGCAGCACCGAACATGATGTCATACGAAGCCATATGAGCGCGGGAAGCGCGGCTATACCAGACAGAGAGCAACACAGACAGACCATTGCTCAGTTCAACAGTGCGCTGCTCAACGAACTCACCAGCGATCATTCCAACCGGCAAACCGCTCGCAACCGCAATAGCGTCCTGACCGCAGACGAAACCAGCGGTGTTCGCAATAGCTCCAGTCCAGTCGTTCTGCTCCAAGATGTTCGCAAATCCGAAATAGCCGTTGTTCAACGGACCATAACGGGAATCAGGGAACGGATTGGTTCCAGCGGCAGCAGTCAACTGACCGGAGAACATCAAGCGAGCCATATGACTACCATCCAACAGCAACAGCTTCTGTCGATAGTTCTTAGCCAGAGCCAAGATCGCAGGAAGATCGCTAGTGTCGAAATTCGCAGCAGCACCGATAACAGTACCAGCACCAAACAGAGCAGCGGTCATCTGAGCGGTGACCTTTTTGCTGATGGCAAGAGCGAAGATCTCAGCGGAACCCTGAGCGAGATCCGACAGAGCGAAACCCTGATTCAACTCCTGCTGAGTGACAGTGAAGGTCTTGGTGATCTGGTTAACAGTCACCGAGGTAGCAGCCAGAGTGGACTCGTTGTTGGAGTTGTTCTCGAAGTCGGTCAGGTTGTCCTGAGCGTCATCACCACCAGTGAACTTCTTGACCTGAACGGTAGCGCGGGGACGCAAGTTATCCAGACCAACGTTGCGCGTAAAATTGGCAATCATTGCCAACTTAGTAGTAGCAACAGTGATAACCGAGTCAGCGAGATAATCGACAACCAGACCAGCAGCGAAAGTGTTCGCGTTCTGGGGAGCGATCAAGCGCGACTGACGCAGCAACTCGCTGTGGTTCTGAATCAAGAAACTCTTACGCTCCGCACCAGCGCGAAGAGACTTGTGCTTCTCCAGCAGCGGGTTGCCGAGGTTCTCAATCACGGGACGCACCGGCTCGGGAGCGGGAGCAGCGGCGGGAGACTTCATGGAAGCTTCCAGAGCGGAAAGCTTAGCAAGAATCGCGGTGAGATCAACGGAAGCGGCAGGAGCAGCCGCAGCCGTCACAGTAGTGCTATCGGACATATTTGTGTCGGGTTGTTGTGTTGGTTGCGGCATGGAGTCCATGCCATTTTCACTAACAGCGTTATTGCTATTAGCAGAAATCTTGTCGTCTGGGGATTCATCTTCTTCCCCTTCTTCACGCTCGATTTGAGCGTACAGAGCGCGGAACCAATCGCGTCCAGCAGCACCGCCCCAGAGATTTGCTGCAACATCAGCGGGACTATTGGGTTCAGCCTCAAGAAAGCGTTCATTGCGACCCCACCAAGCGTTAGCCTTCTCAACCTTATCTTCGGTGGGGATTTCTCCAGCAACGAGAGACTCAGCCTCAAGAACGGTCTGTTTCTCAAGACCATCACCAGCCAAACCTTCAGCATATTGCTCCAGACCTCTGCGGAGGTTGTTTTTGACCGTCTCAGGAGCGGTCTTGGTGACAGCGCGGGGATGCCACTTAGCAGCCATCGCAAGCTGTTTGATCGGCTTGTCCACTAGACCAAACTGAATTGCTTCAGCGGTGGTGAACCAAGTCTCCGCCTTCATCGCAGCGCGGATGGATTCGGTAGAGCGTCCGGTCTTCTTAGCGTACACTCCAACCAGCACTTCAGCGTGTTGATCCAGAGCGTCAGCCATCTTCCGCATATCTTCTGAAGTACCAGAAGCCATACCGGAAGGATCGTGGATCATCATTAGAGCGGCATCAGCCATCTCTACACGATCACCAGCAAGAGCAATGATCGAAGCAATGGAAGCCGCAATACCAACAACCCGAGTGGTCACCGGAGCTTTACGACCGCGCAACTGGTTGTAGATGCTCAGACCATCCCAGACATTACCACCGGGAGAGTTGATCTCCACCAAGAGCGGCCCATTGCCCACTTCGTTGAGAACGTCAGAGAATTGCTTACCAGAGAGACCGTTACCACCAAACCAATCTTCGCCAATCTGGTCAAAGATCTGAATGGTTGCAGTCTCACCAGCGGAAGCCGCAGGAGCGTAATAAAGCCAATCTGATTTCTTAGTGAAGCTCATTTTGTTTTCTTGGCTCGCGGCTTGCGTTGCTTTTTGACTGAAGCGGTCACTTCGGTTTGTTCTACAACAAGCGGTTGCGATCCACCTTCTGACGGAGCAACTGGAGACGGAGATTCAGAAGAATCATCTTCAATGTCAATAGCCGGTGCAGCACTAGCCGCAGGACGTTCTTTCTGAATCACCGAAATCTCAGATACATCAACTCCGTATTTGTCAGCAAGTTGACGCACAAACAAAGCTTGCTGTGCTTTTGCTTCTAAAGCAGACCGCCAATCAAGACCACGCGCACCATAGACTTCATCGTAAGTCAGAATGCCAGCCTCCAATTCAGCCAACTGAGCAGCGGAATTACGGCCAACATCAACGTTCGGAGAGCGGGGAGCGGTAATCGCTACCTCGTACCAATCAGACGGAGCATCGTTGAGCGTTGGGTCAGTCTTGATAGCGTACTCCATGACGTATTCATAAATACGTCGAGCCGCTGACGACATCACTTGATGCCGAGACTTAAACCACACAGCAGACATATCTAGCGCACCGCGATAGACAGTTCCCTGCATGGACTCTGGATAAACGAGAACGTAAGGAATACCAACACCAGCGCATACCTTTTCGGTCAGTTGACGCCAGTATTCCCGCATATTTACACCGGGACGTTCTGTTGCGAACTGTTCAAACGAATCACCGTTCTTGAGTACTTTAACAGACGATCCAAAGACCTGTTCGTAATAGTTCTCCGCAGTGTTCTGAGTGGTTTGCGAGATTCCACCAGATCGAAGGCTGGAGGCTTGAACCTCACCGGAGACGGTTTTGACGATCTGAGCGACGGAAGCACCTAACTTACAAGCTTCCATCTCCAGCTTCTGCAAGTCGTCGAGATCGTGAAGGTCGTTGATTACAGCAGAGACAAACGGAAGACCTCTAAGCTGACCGGGACGATTCGGCTCGTAAATGTGAACCACCGAATCGGAACCAATTGAGCGAACGTCAGTAAGATTACCCTGAGTCTTCTCTGATCCAATAAAGTAGGCAACAGCGCGACCAGTGCGCGGGTCAAATCGGATACCGTCAAACACGGTCTGGTCTGCCTCCATTCCAGCAGGAGTGGCAATCGACTGAGCTTCGATAAGCTGCAATCTCGGCTTTCCGCTCTCACCTTTGGTCAAAAGGATAAAGCTTTCACCGTCGAAGAACCAACCGCGAGCCGCTTGGCTCATCAGCGTTGCAAAAGACTGACGCGAACCGATATCGGGATATCGGCTCCAAACATCAAACCACTTCTTAGCTTTAAGGTTCCAAGCAGGATCGCTTGAAGCAGGTTGAACCGAGAAGCTGGAGCCAACGGTGTAAGACTCAAACAGATCTCCGAGTCTGTTCAGAACAGCGTTGTTCTGTTCAAAGAAACGGGACTTACGGACAATCGCTTGACGGGTTGAACTCGTTACATCAAAGCGAGCCGAAGTGTAAGACGTATCGAGATACGAACGACGCAACGACTGACCGGCTCCCTCGTACTTATTAACGGGAGCGGGAAACAGCTTATTAGCAATGGTTTGAAGGATTCCCATTAGCTCATCCGAGTTGTGGGTTCACGACGGAATTGCGTGAAATCACCGTAATACCGAGTAACCGCCACCAGAATGGTTCCAAGCATCTTGTTATAGATCTGGAGGTCTGACGGATTAGTGATTCCGTCTCCAGCCAATAGGGTCACGGCAAGATCGTAGTCTGAGAGCAGTGATTCCCACATTTCCAACATTTCACCAGCGGAAGCGGAACCCTTACCGGGTTCAGCGAACTCAACGGAAACGTCAGAACTAGAAGTTGAGCGAACAACTTGACCGGACTCTATAGCGTTTGCGGCAACCGTAAGCTTTGCAGTCAAAGCCTCAAGCAATGTCAAAGCGGCTTTGCTTGCGTAGGTAGTACGCAAATAACTCCGCTTTGTTGCTACGGTGTAGGTCAACACTTGCGCGGACTATTCACAGACCAACTGTGAAGTCAACTACTAGAATTTTCTGAACTAGTAGATGCCAGATCGTTCCACAACATCACCATTGCCAATTGCATCAACTCGCAGTCATGCAAATGGTCCGGCCAGCGAGTGTTTCGCTTGAACCACAAGTGTTTGATTCGTCCCGCTCTGTTAGCCGTTGGCTTTAGAACGTGAGAGTCCAAATGCTTCCAGTATGTATCAGAATCGCTTGCAAATGCCCCTTCAGCCTCAAGCGGTGCAGGAAGACTACAAACGGTCCATTGATGATTCTCGGAGCCTTTACGAAGCCTCTGAAGAACTTCCCGCATGTGTTCACTATCGAAGACCAGAAGAGGCTGGACCGCATCAGTCCGCATTGACGTTGAAGTCGTAATGCCGAAGGGATGGATTGCGCCAGTCTTGCTGGTGAATCGCGCTCCGGTTTCTCGGCCTTTCATTGGCATCCAACCAATAAGCATTGGCTTTCTCAGCCCTCCTTCTGGTGGATACCGGAGACCGCAGGGATATGTGATTGGATTGACGCTGCTTTGTGAGAACTCAGCACAAGCATCGTAGACCGCTTGGGTGTTGAAACCGGAGTCGATGCCGACGTCCATATCATGCACGTTGTATTGAAGTTGGACCCGTCGAAGTGCAGCAAAATCGTCAGCATGACCGGCGGCAACAAGACGCGAATTGCCTTTGCTCCACTCTCGGCAAACCCACCAGACAAACGGAGCAGCGGCTTGAACGTCAGCGGTCAGGTAACGTCTGGCTTCGGGTAGTCCAGCATCAGACACGATCTCAACTCGCTCTTGTTGAGACTCTTGGTTTTCCCACGGCTCCGCGAGCATACCGTTAATGAAACCCTGCAACCCCATCATTGAGCTTTTGGCTTCCAAGAACGAGACGGCTAGATGTCCCCAAGTGCATTTCCGATCCGGTGAGTAAAGAGACGACAAGTGGTAAGATCGGACACTCGGCAAGCTCGCTTGATTCTCGGCAATCCATTTCCCGTGTCTCAACGCTGCCACCTTATGGGAATCCGAAATCTTACCCTGACAGAGTTGGCAAACGTAATGCGCTGACGACCGGATACGCTGCCAGTCTGGTTTTCCGTCTTCGGTCTTAGCATTGTCCCAAGTGACCTGCTTCCATTCTAGCTTGATGTATTCTGCGCAATGCGGACACGGGATGTAATACCGTCGCTGGTCTCCTCTAAGATAACGCTGCCAGATTCTACCCTCTGAGGTTGTCGGAGTGCTGGTGAAGAACGCTTTTGAGCTTGAGAATGCTTTCAGCCGTTGTTCTGCAAGGTCCAAAGCATCAGCTTCTTTCGCGGTGGCTTCAGCGAATTTGTCTACCTCATCTGCGACCAAGATTCGCACCGGACGGGACGCTAGATTTGCCGGTGAATTGGACCCAACAAAGGTCAAAGTGCAGCGATCAAATTGCTGCTCAAGATTGGTCATCTGGTCCGCATCCGAAGGGAACCGCGCAACCAATGCGGGACAGTCTTCCAACAATGGCATCCAACGCGATTTGCTAAACGAGCGAGCCAGATTCTCACTCGGCATCAGCCACAGCGCGGGACTTGGCTCTGTGTCGATAGCCCACGCAAGACCAGCCATGAGCGTCGTCGTCTTGCTGGTCTGGGAACCCCAACACAAAGTCACCTCAGAGACTGACGGATCTTTCCAGCACTCAAGCGGTTCTCTGCAATACGGACGAACAGCGGTTGAGAAAGGTCCGGGATGTTCAGTCTGCCGTTGTGTCAACGTGAGGTTGGATTCGCTCCACTCCACCACAGTCTGCCGTGGGGACGGACGGTAGATCTGGCGACGGAACTCTAGGATTTCGCGTTGTAAATCAAGCATCAAAACAACTCCGTATTCAATTCTTCGATCCGGTGCTTTCGAGCTTCACTCATATTCAAGAATGCCATTCGCTCGTTGACCCCATCCATCAGCTTGTCCCGCAACTGCACGTTGCAACCCCAAGTTGCGTTCTCGTTGAAGATTTCAACCATCAGCACCAGACCGTCTGGCTCCAAGTGCAGGATTCCCCAAAACGGAAGCTTCGTATGCTTCGTAATCTCAAGCGCGGCATGAAGCTTACTCCATGAAATCATCCATTGGTTGCCGTAGGTTGACTCAAGCTTTGCTAGTCCGTAAGTCCGAGATTTCACCTCATAACTTCCGGTAATTACGCCAGCGTTTTGGTTCCAGATGAACCCATCAATGCGCGACGGCTTATCGTCTGCGATTGGCAAAAACCGCAGAACCGTGTCACGCTCGATGGCTTTGAGCGCGATCTTGTTCTGACGGAGTGCTTCTAGCCCTCTCGGTTTCTGGCAGTTCAGGATTTCCATGGGTCAGTCTGGTGCAACGTCTTGAGGCAAACATCTTGGACCCAACGCTCTAGCTCACGCTCAGCGTGTTCTGGGTCATGCGGTGCAATGCGTCCAGCCAGTTGCTTAGGCATCGACTTCAGCAACTGAGCAACCGCTCCGTCATGGTCCAGCATCGCTTTCTTGACCCAATCGCCAGACACTAACTTCCGCTCACGCTCTGCGAGATCCAGAACGTCTTGCTTTGAGTTAATGAGGTTCTTGGCTGCGGTTGAATGAACCGAGACCATGCGGCCAGCATCCAGAGATCGCGCTCTGAGGCTTTCAACGGCTAGACCATAAGCAGCACGCTCAATCTCCTTCTGTCGCTCATACGCTCCCTGCGGAGTGTCATTGGCTACCTGAGAGCGGTCTACCTTCTCTTCGGCTTCTGGGGGGCGATAAGGTCCATCAATAGGCTCTGACCGAATGTGGCTCGCTTCAATAGCAGCCTTCCTCCTTTGCGCTCCAGACCCACGCCAAGCGTCCGCAGCTTCAGCGGAGTCCAAAGGCATACCTTTCGAGACCAACTGAGAGACTCGTCCTTTGGTTAGACCAGAGTGCTTAACGTATTCGCTTTGGGTCATCGGAGACTTTCGGGAAGATCTTCGGATTTCGCTTTGAGCAGGTCAGCCAACCCTTTGGCAATCGTGCGCTGTTCTGGGTCTTTTGGATTCGGCTGGTAGTAACCCGCAATCTGCTCAGCCGTAGAACGTCCAGCGCGGATCTGAGCAAGATGCCAGCGCAGTGTGTGATGCCCAAAATTAAGCATAACGTATTGTGCAGCGTTTGTCATTAGTGGTGCGTTTATAATACAATAGCGAGTTTGATCGCGGAAGATGATCGGCCCCGCGCGATCACC